AATATTATCAATATTTTTTGACATAGAAGCTGGTTTAACACTATCAACCGTGCCACCTTTATTCTTTATTGCTTTAACATATTTGTCGGCGTCTGATTGAGTTTTAAAAGTATTTCTTCTATGATTGCCTTTTGGAAGTTGAAAAGAAACAGCATACTGTTCATTTACTAGTTCTTCACCTAAGATACCTTTTACTACAGATACTTTTAATTTTAATTCTTTTGCAATCTCAGCCGCTGATTTGCCATCTTTTTGCATAGCATCAATCTTACTCATCATGCCTTCTTCTAAGTCAGCATCTTCAACTGTCATTACATTTGTGTCTGGAAACTTTGCAACCACTTGTTTATGAATACTCTCAATGTTCTTAGCACTATCAATTCTAACTTCTGAACCAGATTTAGAAATTTCTCCACCACCTGTTTTACCTCTGAACATATTAGCAATTGTACTTGCTTGACCTGAGTTCTTTGCCATGTATTCTACATACTCGACACTCTCTACAAATTCTTTTACATTTACAATAGAAGCGGCCATATCACCTGTTGCCATTGATACATCACCACTTGCTCTTTTGTATAAGAAGAACCTTGCCATGTTTGGACTACCATCAGGATACATTGTTACTTTATCTGTGTTGTACTTAGCACTTCTACTCTTACTCTTTACAACAAATTTCTTAACAGTTGTACCTGACATAGTTGAATTGTAAGTGATAGTCATTGTATCACCTTTTTTCAAACTATCAAATTTCTTTGCGTCAATTTTACCCTCAGTAATGTCTACCAATTCAAGTAAAGCTTCATCAAGTATTTCAACTTCTTCCATTCTAATCTTACCAAGTTTCTTTATTTGGTCTGCTTTGTAACCATGTTTGGTCATCAATCTAGTCATGGCCATAACTGATACAAATGGTATATCACCACCATATAATTTTTCTAATGCGTTTTTGTTTTTGTCAAACTTAGTAAACATTGCACCTAGTTTATTTGCATTGTCAATAGAAATCTTTTTACCTCTTAAAGGTTCGTATTCTTTCTGTAACTGTTTGATTTGTGCATCTGAAAAACTTTCTTCTAGTTCTTCGTTTGCTCTTTTTAATGCGTTTGCAACATCTGGTTGTTTAGATAAACCTGGAGCAATTTTGTCAATCACCTTTACGGCGCCTGAATAATTACCTTGTTTGTATCTAGGGTCATTTAAGATACCATATGCTTGTTTAATTTGTGCATCTGTAAATTCTACAATAGTTTCTTCTTTTATTCTGACATAAAATCTGTTATTAAAAGGAGATTGGTAAACATCTGCGTCATGTCCCATTTCCTTATTTGCTTTATCGGCCATCTTTTGTGCCACTGCTCTATTTGGTAAAGCATTGCCTAGTACCTTAACGCCGTTCTTTAATTTCGTTACTTCTTTTTCAGTCAGCGCCACTAATTGCATCGCCTCTGTAAATGTTTGTCTATATCTGCTCATTAGTTGTCTACCTTTGCTCCCGCTCTCCATTGATAACACGACCAGTATCTAGCTTTCCATTTAGGACCTGGATTATCACAATTGTGCCTTGCTCTAAAAGACTTTCTTCGAGCTGGGTTATCTCTTTTAATACTTAATCCAGTTGTATCACCGAATGAAACCTTGACAACATTGCCTGTTTCATTTTTTACATAGACATAAAACTTCTTGGAACCACCTCTAACGGGGTCGTTTAGTTTAACTTTCTTACCTTGATACTCAGCCTCTTGAATGCCTTCCATCTCATGCTCAAAGATACACTCCTCGCAAGCTTCATCAATATTTTCGAATTCTTTAAATGTTTTCATTATAGTTTCTCTATCATTTTAGAAACGACTTCATCTAACTTAGCTCGCCATTCCTCTTTGTATCGTTCCCTATATTTATCAATTGTGGACTCTGCACTTGCCCATTCTTTTACATCTTTTTTACCAATAGACTTAGGGTCACTTGGTGTACCTCTTAATTTTGCATCAACAGGTGCCACATCTGGCTTCTCTCCAGGTGTAATGTCTTTAGTATGATTAGCATAGTCATGGCCAATCTCGTAGGACTCTGGTATATAACCATCTACTTTCATCGCATCTTCTACACTCATCTCTTCTGGTACACAATTAGGTACCATTTTGTTACCTTTTTTCTTCATACCTACTTTTTTGTAACCTACCCAACATGCATCTTGTAAATCTCTCTTAAACTCACCAAACATTTTCTTATACTTTTTAGTATGAATACTTGGTTTAGTTTTAGCATCTTTGTCACCTGGTGCTGGTTCGTTATCATTTTTTGTAGTATCTTTGTTCTTAAAGTAATCAGCTCTTTTGTTTTTAGTATCTTTAGACATGTCTTTATAATACTTTTTAGGCTGTGTACCTTTCTTTTTCTTTACATCTTTATCTTGTGGTTGAGCATCCATATCCTCTTTTACCTCAGATACGGCTTCAAAACCATAATCAACATTTAAATTATGTTCTCTCATTTCTACCTCTCTGTCGCTGGCTTCAGGAATACAATCCCATATCCACGCTTTGTGTAAGTTATTGTTATTGTCTTCGACAACAATATAGTTTGTACTTCTTCTTACTATTTTGCCATCTATATCTTCTTTAACATATTTTACTTTATCACCTATGTTAAAAATCATTTCTCTAATATATAAATCTCTAATTTGATTTTGTTCGAATTCATTTAAACTTGCAATTGGTCTAGCACCAGTTCCTACGGCAGACATGCCACCAAAACTAGCAGACAATCTCATACCTTTTCTAACTTGTTTCATAATAGAAACAGCATCTGCATTTCTAGGTAAACCTTTTTTGAAATTATCTATATCACCTTTAGAAGCTGCATCTCTCATTTTAGAAGCACTCATACCTGTGGCACCCTCAGCATCGGGGTCCCTTTCACCGGCAGATACAACTTTAATACTTTTGAAGTCGTACAGACCGTGTCTGGATTTCACACCATTATATTTCTTTAAGATAGTTTCAAATTCTCTTACTCTATCTGAACCTGCCACCATAGTTACATCTGTGTAACCTTTGTTGTGTAGGTCAGTTGCAAGGTCAAGTACCATGTTAGTAGGATTAATCTGAATACTTCTAGCATGACTAGGAAATAACTTCTTCATAATCGTCAACTTATCTCTAGGAGATAGTGGATTCTTTTTAGGATCCTCACTTCTACTTAAAAATATTTTGTAATCATTTGTAGGTTGTGACTTGACTTTGTTAATTAGTTTTTCGTGACCAATTGTAGGTGGATTAAATCTACCAAATGCAAACGCAACAGATTTTTTAACTGCCTCATGCATTTCTAAATCATCTATCTCTTTATCAGTTACAATACCATCTTCTAAAATCTTCTTACACTTCTTGTAGAATTTTAGATAGTGATACTTCTCTAACATTTTATAGATAACATTTTTAGGTAATCTATTCTTAACACCATAATCTCTAATTTCATCTGGCGACATATCTCTATCAAATGCAGCTCTTCTTTCTGCATCTACATTGTCACCAATTCTAATAATAACTCGTAAGTCATCTTCGATTTCTTCTAACTTATCTTTAATCTTATCTTGTAAGTTAAGAACATCGTTAGATGATAAATCTTTTAATTCGTTGTAGTCTATAATATCTCTTGACAGTTCACCTTTAACTACATCAAGTTCTTGGACTTTTCTAGTAAACTGACCCATGTACATATCAACATCGAATACAAAATCTTCTGGTCTTTTTAAGAATACATCTCTTTCTATATCAAAAACAGCATCTGCCTTTTTATTTTGGTCATCGTAAATTGATTTGTCTGTAATAAAATAGTAGTTGATTGGATGTTCTGTACCAGGAATTACTTTACCTTGAATGTTATCAGGATTTGAAGCAGACAAATACTTCTTAGAAAGTCTAACTCTTTCTTCTTCTCTTTTGTCAACAGGCACATCAAACAATACATTAATATCTAAGTCTGCATCATTTCTATATCTTTTAGTTAGTATAGAACCAATTAGAGAATACTGTAGTACAGGATATTCTTCTTCGAATACCTTTAACTGTTTCTCTATCTGTGACTTAACACTTGGTTTAATTTTAGGGTCATTAGTATCTGCATCATTGAATACAGCTGGTGCATAAGTTCTTCTTGGTATATCAATGATACTTTCTTTAAATGTTTTTCTCATTGAGATATTAGGATAAATTTCTTTTGCAAGTTTTTGACCTGCGTTATGGTCTGATTTATAATGCCAGCCTGCATAAACTCTACCCATACCACACTCATCAGCTGCTTCATATATACCTTTTTTATGTTCAGGATACATTTCAGCATAGTATTCTGCAATCAATTTAGATTGTAAACTATGACCTGAAGGATATGCTGGTGATTTCATACTATCACTATTTAAAGGCATATGGTTAAAGTCCATTTTCATGGCTTCTGCCAACTGATATGGTCTAGGTCTTTCGAATTTGTTTTTATAATGTCTTACAATACCAGAACCTATTTCTGTAATCTTATCAACATCTGTTTCTTTAAAATCTAATTTATTTTCTTTTAGATATTCTTTTATTGCATAACCAACTTGACTATCGTGGTCTTTTACACTCTGTTCTATTTTAGATGTTCTTTTTTTAAATAGACCTTGCATTTCTTTAAGTTCATCATAAGTAGCATTACTACCATTTGATTTTGGTTTTGCAATAGACAATGCTTTATAGTCACCGTTATAATGCTTAACAGGCTTCTCTTCTATCTTAGCATGTTTTATGTTATCTATGTCTATAAAGTCTTTAAATCTCATTTTCTTCTCTTGTTTCTTAGTTCTGTAGCAATCCATCTCTTAGCAGTGTAAGATTTAATTGGATTGCTAAGCATTCTGTTAACTGCTTTACTACACTTGTTCATAGTAATTGTTGTTAATTCTTTATCTGATATATTATTATCAATAATTGCCATGTTACTAGGACCAAATAGGTTTTGAAACTTACCAATATTTCCTTGTACATCATTCCAACTTCTAGTTACAATGTATTCTGGTATTGTTCTACTTCTCATTTGATTTCTTTGCAACGCAACATCTAAAGATGTGTTTACAAATATCATATGTGCATCGTAACCTAATTCTTTTAATGTTCTTACTTGATAAGAAATCTTATCGTAATCTCTACCAGTACCATCAATTATTAAACCTAATCTACCCATAAGAGCCATATCTAATAGATTTGAAGTTGTTGCTTTTGCTCTGGCACGAACCATATCTCTAGCATCTGCTTCACTATCAGGCATTTTTAGTGAAAGACCTGCCTTTTTAAGACCTCTTTCAAATGCATTATCTGAGTTAATAACTTTTAAACCTAAACCACCAAATGCACTGGCAGTAACAAAAGATTTACCAGAACCAGGACCACCAGCTAAAAAGAAAGCCTTAAAGATGTTCTTATCGTAAACACCCTCTGTTAAATCCTGATATCTTACTTGGTCAAATGTTTTCATTTACTAACCTTTTGTATTATTTGTTTTGCTATTGCTTCTGGTGTATCACCATATGCCTTAATATTTATTATATCTTTCTTATAATAGTCCAACAAAGGTTTAGTTTCTTTCTCGTATGTTGCCAATCTCTTTTTAATAATTTCTGGCTTATCGTCTTCTCTACCTCTTGCTGTTAATCTCTTAATAATTTCTTCTTCTGGTATAACAAGATTGATAACATAATCGTATTCTATACCTTGTTCTTCCATCATCTTTGCTTGTTCAACACTTCTAGGAAAACCATCAAAGATATAACCTTTTTGTGCATCTGGTTTTTCTAGTCTTTGTTTTACTATCTTAATAGTCAAAGGTGTTGGTGCAAACTTACCTTGGTCTAATAGTTTTTTTACTTCTCTACCATCTGGTGTATTTGTTTTTGCAATTGCTCTTAACATTTCACCTGTGTAAATGTGTGGTATATTTAATTCTTTCTTAATAATATCTGAGTAGGTAGATTTACCAGAACCAGGACCACCTATCATAATGATTTTAGGTCCGTTGATTGCTTCAAAAAAGTATTGTTTAAATGACTTCATTAATTCCACCCTTTTGGCATAGTAAAGTTTTGCCTACTAAATTCTAATCTATCTACAAATTTAACTGCACCTGCTGTACTGTTGATTGCAACATAACCCTCTGGTGCTGTTACTCTGTAACCTGTTTTTGTTCGTAAGAAGTGACCTATAGATTTAATCTGGTTCATCTTCTGTAGTAATGTATTCTTTGCATTACCTAATGTAATGTGTGAGGCAATTGCAAAGTATAATGCTGTTCTATTTCTGTCTATGAATTGTAGATTAACTTTTTTAGCTCTGATAAATCTCTCTTTACCTTTTGCTGTTTTTCTTGCGTCAATCTCAGCGTTAATAAAACTTTCATAGTAATCTCTAAACTGTTGTTGCATAACTTTAACTTTAGCCATGTTACTGTTTGAGTTTCTAATGTATGAGTTGAAATATGTTTTCAATCGGTAACCTACAGAAATATCATCTGTAATATTACTACTCATCAAATCTAAAATAGGTTTTGCTTTTCTTAATGAGCCTTCGGCCATTCTTAGTTGACTATCAAACTTGGCCAATTCTGCTTGAGTAAATGTTGAAGAGCCTGTAGTGTCTTGGTATTTTGCACTTGCTAAAAATATATTTTTGTTTGTAGAACCTGTCACTGAACCAAAACTAGCAGCTAAACTTGCCATAGTTTTACCATTGTATTGTGTATGAAACACGATACCCATTTTGGCAGCTGCAATCTTTTTACCAACTGCACTATTTTTTGGCATAGCATATGTGATTGTATTTGGTGTGAAAGAAATCATTGGCTCACCGTCTATGCTGATATTCTTTTTGTCACCAGCTGTAAACAATAGGTCACCTTGTAAGATACCTTTGATGTTTAATTTAGATAGATAAGCAAGACATACTTTTAATTTTTGTGCAACAACACCACCATGGTTACTATCAATATCTCTATTGGTATAGTTTATCTTAGGTGTTTTATTGAATACTGATTTTGTACCGACAAAGAATTTGCCGTTCTCTGGATTGATACCACAAATAATAGCAGGTGCACCGTCCCATTTCACCGTAATATTGACTTTACTTCTGGAAGTACCAGCAAGCATATCTCTTACAGTCTTTAGGAAGTTTATTGCGTTGTCACCACCAGCTGCACCTCTATTGATGATATCATCTTCGAGATGTTCTAAGTGTGTATTTGTATCTTGTGTTTGAAAACCTTTAAAACTAAACATTTGCCTCTCTCATTTTTGTCCATTATACTATAAAAGTTGAGGTTTGGCAAGCCCTCTCAGTCAATCCATTAACAAATCCACTACTATTTATACCCCGAATTTGTTGTGGACTAGTAAAGTTTGCCATGGCAACCAAATTGGGTACCAGTTTTCATGGCTAAATACAACATATTGGTTAACATTGTATTAAGTTCTGGTTCTTGTAACTCTAAAATAGCACATACAAATCTTAATTGCATAAGTTTTGATGTAGTGTAACCACTCTGCCAATCAACAGTACCAAATGATGCTTTGATATTAGGTGCAAATTCAGCATCTTTAATACCTGTTTCTACCATACTATGGCTGTTTATCTTTTTAAATTTTTCTATGTATTCTTTTTCAGCAGCATCAAATTCACCTAGTGTTTTAGGGTGTTTATTCCAATCGTTTTGAAAAGTTGTTAAAGGTATGTTAAAATCGCCTGTCATCATTGCTCTTAACATATCTAATGGTGTTTTACCTAATCTAGCTGAAGAAGCACCTTTCATCGTAGGTTCAAATTTTAAATTATTAAAACCTTTTGAGTTCTGTCTTATCTGAAATGTGGCTGTGTTTACACCTGAAGACACTGTAATTATTGTATCAGTGGTATCTAATTGATTATTAGGTTTAAGGGTCATTGTGTGTTTTATACCCTCTAATTTATAACCTATAGGAACATCTGAGTTCGCTTTCATATTTACAAGTTGCCATCTAGCTTCTTTTATTGACGGCATTTTTAAAGATACACCTACACATCGGTGTTCTTTAAATTGTTTTATCATCAAATCATTTAGTCTTTCTAAACTAGGATTTTTACCAGCAGTTACTTTTCTTATTTCATCTTTGACTTTTTCTTCATCATTAATTAACCATATATCAGCAGGATTCCAACTGTCTTTTTTAGATATACCAAATTTAGTTTTTACGATTGCTGAAATCCAATCCATAAAACCACCATCTCTATTGTATTCTGTAAACCTTTTACCCGTATAAAGTTGTTTCATCTTCTTTGCTTGTGCAAATAAAAGGTCAACCCAACCGGTATCTAATACTTCTGGATATATTTCTAATAATTCTTTTAGGTCTTTTTTATCTTTTGTTATATCACCAGGCAATCTATAGGTTTTATTTTCTTGTAATACCTTTTTTATAACCCACAATGAGGCTCTTTCTTGTTTTGCTGTCGATTGTGCATCACCACTAGTTACTGATTTTTTACCAGTTTCTAAAAATCTAATCTTATATTTACCAATAAGAACATCGCAAGATAATTTACCTGCGTTGATTACTACTTTTTCTTTTCGTCTGTTAAGAGCTGGTTTTAATTTTTGAAAGTTTGCTGAAGATACTTTAACTGTATGTATCTTACTTGTGGTAAGAGGAGCGTCATCGCAAAAGAACGAACCCTCAAGCATTGGGTCGAACAAAGGTTCGATTTTTTTATATAAGTCAGTACCAAAGTGTTGTCTGACTTCTCTTTTTGTTGCTATATTGAATGACATGTTTTCTCCTATACATATTTATAATGTAAGGAAAAGACCTTGTCAAGCTAATAATTCCAAAGCATCCTAGGTATACCACCATTAGGCAACCAAACTTTCTCTTTATTTTGAAAGTCTGCAAGTTTTTTAGCATCTTCTTCAAAGAAATACTTTGCAACAATATTGTCTGTTGGTTTCTCTCGGACACCCCATAAAATCTTCTTGCCTTCTTTAATCATCTCTGTAGTATAACTCATATTTTTTAGGTCCTCTGCTGGTGTGAAATCTTACTCTCTGTTTACTTTTTCTAGTTCTTTTTACCATACCCAACTTATATAAGACCATCTAACACCACTTTTTACAGGTTCTACTCTGTGTGGATATAGAAAGTTCGAGGGAAATATTAATAAATCACCTTGTTTAAATTCTATGGTTTCCCCTCCAAAGAATACAAGTTCACCTCCTTCATAATCATCGTTTAAGGATCCTAAACACGATAGAATAGGAACACCTTTTCTTTCTCCTTCAAACAGTGATTGAATATGGTCACAATGTTCGGCCATTTTTCTAGTTTCTTTATATCTATTCCAACGAACATCTGAATAACCAGACCAAGCATCAAAATATGGTAAATTAATATGTTTCATGTAATCACCTAACATATGCCATATTCTATCCATAATTAGTTTTTTTGTGGTAGTATCTGCACCAGTAATATCTAATTCTTGGTTGCCTGATAAAGATTTATTAACTTGTTGTTTTTGATTATAGAAAGTATGTTGTGAAAACTCATTTTCTTTTGATGTAAGTTCTTCTATAGTTTTATTACAAATATCTTTGTTAATAAAGCCTTCATACCGTACCATGTAATTTTTTAAATCGTTTACTATCATACTTTGAAATCACTAAACTTATCATAGGCATCTTCTTTCTTTTTGAAAGGTTGATTAGTTTGATTTGCGTCAACAATGTCTTGTGCTTTTTGTTCTACATCAAACAATCTCATTTTACTTCTGTCAACACCTACAATGAAAGCACGATTTGTACTAGGGTCATTGTATCTGTTTTTCAATTGTTTAATTTTAATTTGGCCTAGTTGGTCTAGTTCATCATTTGAAATCAAAGCAAACATAAAGTCAGCAGTTGCTGGTAGACCAAAACTTTCTGAGGTATCTTCAAGACCAATATCTGTACTCACATAACCAGTTCTAGTTGTTTGTGTTGCACTAAAGATTGGTACATCAAACTCAACTGCAAGACCTCTTAGTTCTTCTGCAATTGCTTTTACATAGAAGTATGATGATATATTACCACCTTTAAATCTACTTGAAGAACAAATGTTTAGATAGTCAATAAAGATTGCATCTGGTTTAAAACTCTTCTTCAATGATAACTCATTTAACAATGCTCTGAAATGACCACTATGAGCAGAGGCAGTTGGATATTCTTTGATGATAAGTTTACCTTGTGTTTTCTTTCTTATCTTATCCATCTTGTTATCATACAAATCTTTTGGCATAACATGTAAATCTTCCATAGATACATCAAGTAAGTTTGCATCAATTCTTTCTGCAATTCTTTCCTCTGCCATCTCTAATGTGATATACAATACATTCATACCTTGTGTTAAATAAGATGATGCTACATGACACATGAATAAGGATTTACCAACGCCTGTGCCTGCAAGAGCAATGTTCAAAGTTTTACTTGGAACACCACCCTTGGTAATTCTATTCATGTAATCAAGGTCAAATTGAAATCTTTTTTCTTTAGTATGGTACCAATCAAATCTGGATTTTGCATCTTCAATATAATCATGGCCAACATGGTTGTCAAACGATACGGCCAATGCATCTGATAAGATACTTGGTATCGCCTCTGGCGTCATCGCCTTATCTTTGCCATCTAAGATTTTGATACCTGATAGTACAGCATTGTGTACAGCACGGTCTTTACAAAACTTTTCTGTAGTATCAATTAGCCACTGTTCATCACTTTTCTCATCTGATAAACCAGAAACATACTCTTTTATCTGTGTATGTTCTTCTTCATTAATATCTTTTCTATTATTAAGTTCGATTAAGATAGTTTCTTTTGTAGGAAGATTATTATAACTATCAATGAATTTGTAAATCTCTTCGAAAAGTAACTGTTCAGTTCTTGTACTAAAGTAATCCTTTTTGATAAAAGGTAATACCTTTCTTGTGTACTCTTCTCTGAAAAAGAGATTGCTTAATATTGTGGTTTCTATTCTATTCAATTATCGCCTGCCCATTCTTTAGTTGTTCATCTAGTAATTCTACCAATATATCACCAATATAATCTATAAACTCCTGATTGTCAAGTATATCCAAATCTTTTGGATTTTTAACCACTGTATAATCAAATGTCAAAGGCAATCTGCCTTCAGTATCTTCTTTTGCTTTTGGTGGTATACCGACTTTACCATATTTATAGATAATGCCTTCGTATTGCCCTTCCGTAAGTTTGATACAAGTATGGTCTTCGCCCTCTTTTTGAGCAAAGGCATATCTTCTACTCTTCTTCGTCTGAACCGTAGCTGAATTTTCTTTTTGTGTATTCATCAATCTGGTCTAATACCTCTTTTGTAAAATAAGTTTCAGGATTATCATTGATTGTTTTACCAAATTGTTTTGTACCATCTGGTAATTCAATTCTTGTTGATACTTTCTTAAAGATACCAGCCTCTTCTGCAAGTTCTAACAAACCATAGTGTCTATCTAAACCATGTTTGTATGATAATCTTACATCAATTTGTGCGTTCTCTTTAGTTATTCTTGACTTATAATTTTTACAATGTATAATATTACCTACTACTTCTGTACCCTCTTTTTCTTTTCGTTTACCTAAGTAGATGATTGATGAAGCGGCGTATTTCAAACCTGAACCACCACCCATTTCTTTTTGTGGAAACATTGAACCGATAACATCGTATGTATGATTGGTCATAATCATAGGAATACCTGCTTGACCTAGTTTCAATGTCAATACTCTAAATGTTGATTTCACAATCTGACTTCTAGTCATATCTCTTGTTTCTTTACCAGCGGCTGTATCGTCCATTTCTTTTGTAGTCGATAACATACCTAAACTATCTAAAACAAACATTATTGGTTTTCTTTCAGACTTGTCTTGTTCTAGGTACTTCTCTGCCACTTTAATTGATTGTGTTCTGAATTCTTGTACTGTTGATACTGGCATGACAACTAATCTTTTACTGTCGATACCTCTACTTTCAACCATAGATTTTGATACTGCACTTTCACTTTCAAAGTAGATAACACCAGCATTTGGATCCCTATCTAAGAAAGCCTTTACGATACCTAAGGCAAAAAATGTTTTACCTGTCGCAGCTTCGCCGGCGATTGCCGTAATTCTACTGTCTGGTAAACCACCATAAATGGAACCTGATAGTAAGGCATTAAATGAGTAAGAACCTGTGTCGATGAAGTTATCAACATCACCACCTGTGCCTTCGGATGCTATCGTAGCATACTCATTGCCTGTTTGTTTGATTATATCTTTTAAAAAATCACTCATTATTTCTCCTTAGTTTCATATAATATACC